TTTTCTGGTTGCTTGAAGTAAATTTGAAAAATCATTTTCCCAATTATCAAATGCTTTTGCAACACTCGGGTCGGATTTTTGAATTGTTCCTAAAAATTTTTGTTTTGAACTTATATCACTATTACCACCAAAAAAATTTAATATTTTGTCAAGTATTTTAGCTTCTATTAATGTTTGTTTAGGCATACCTATTGTGTTATGTTTATCTATAAATATAAACAAATAATTAATTATCTTCTTCTTACTCTGGAATTTGTTTTTGCTTTACTATTAACTTTTTCAACTTCTTCTTTTTCCGTTTCTTTAGCACTTAGGAGTTCTCTATAATAAAACTCTCTAAGTTTAATAGGCATATAGTATAAATCGTTCCAATTGAATCCACCATTTGCATAGTAAACCATTTGAAAAATCTTTTTATGAAGATAGGAACTATAATTAGTCGGTAGGATAAAAAAACCCGACCCCAAAAGGAATACGAAGTGCCTCCGTTTCACCAGTTATAGGAGATGTATAATCAAATTTTAAATCTAAGTCGGGTGTAATTTCTGTAATATACTTTCTTAAAGCTTTAGAATCTCCTGCTAATAATCTGTTTGTTACAAAACTACTAATTGCTCCTGAATCTCTATTACCATCTACCTCTGTGATTATTCTTCTATATCTAGTTGTAATTTCGTTTGATTGCTTTAATGTTTTTTGACTTGCTTCTATATCTTTATTAATAACCAATTCATCACCATGTGTTAATAATTTAAATTTTATATTAGTTTTTGATATAGGTAAAAAGAAATCATACTCATTACTTCTATTTAATTTATTTTCGTCAATTTCTTTAATTTTTATTTGAGATAAATCAATAGTAATATCAACCTCTTCATTATCAAATGGGTCGTTTATTTTTGCTTCATATTCAGGCCCAAATGCTAAAATTCTAGATGTTACTAAAATTGCGTTTTTATCACCAATAACTAAATCATTAATATTTACTCCAGGTTCAACTACAATAGATTCCAATAATTTATCCAATTGAATACCTTTTTTAATTAATGCAGTAGATGTAAGAATATCTTCTTCTCTTGCAGTCATTAATTTAACTGTTAATTCACCTTTTGATAATGGATTACTTTCAGGATATACCAATCCTTTAGATGGTAAACTGATAATTTCCGTTGGGAAAGGATATTGTTTTGGTGCTGAATACTGTTGTTGTGCAGGTTGTGATTGTAAACCTCTAGTAACTTGTTGTTCTAATTGTTCTTCCATAATATAACTTTGTTGTTTATTATATATATTAACTTTTTAAAAAAATAAAAAAAAGGGAGAACATTTCTGTCTCCCTTTATTTTGTATCTTTATTTTTAGATTAAAATTCTAAGATTGCGTAATCGTAAGTCAAAGTTAATTCAATTGACAATGGGTCGTTTGAAGCCCAATCCAATTCACCAAAGTTTGCTGAACTAATAAATGCTCCTTTTAAAGTCCATTGTTCAATCTTATCACCTACTGGCCCCAATAGATAGCAAGTAATATCTTTTTTGTAGAATGCTGCGTATCCGTCTCTACCTGTTAATGACTCATGTGATTGTCTAACCCACTCCATAACTTGCTGTGCACCACTTGGTACAATTGGGTCATAAAGAGTGATAGTTACATCATCCCACGTTGATTTACCTTTAATCTTTCTTTTTACGTTGATATGGTCTAATTCAACTACTTCTGATGTAAATGTTGGTCTACTTGCGGTCTTAATGATGTAAGACTCGATACCATTGATTTCCATAATGAATCTGTTACCTAACTTTGGTTCAAAATTCTTATAAAACATTTTATCAAACTCTAATATTTCTGGCATTTTACTTTATTTTTATTGTGTTCTTATATAAATATCTATTTCTTAAATTATCCGTTAAATGCTGCTCCAGTTGGTAAAATATTGAAATCAATTTGAATGAATTCAGCGGTTTTAGTTGGTTGTAAGTAGATAGCACCTTTCATAATGTTTCTATCAATTACATCTGGAGTATTATTAGTGTCATCCATTACTACTTTGAAAGCGTAAAGACCTTGTCTTTGTTGGATTGACTCTAAATAAGGGTTAACAATATTTAAAAATCTGTTTCTTGTTTCTGCTGTGTTTTGTTCAAATACTAAGTATCTTGAAGTAGATGCTATGTATTTTCTAACTGTTAATAATAATCTTCTTACATTAATTCTGTCTAAAGCTGATGGTTTGTCTTGTAAAGTTTTTTGGCCAAACACTACAATACCTTGTCCTGGGAATTGAACGATTGGGTTAACTTTTGCTTCGTATAAAGTATCTTTTTCAGATTGAGTTAATCTATTCAATACACTAACTGCTCCTGTTAAACCACCTCTATTCAAACCTGCTGGTGCGAACCATTCAGCTGCTACTCTATCATTTGCTGCAAATACACCTGGAAGTAATACTGATGGTGGAACGGTAATTAACTTACCTGTATTAACATCAATTGTTTTAATCCAAGGATAGTAAGATGCTGCGTAATTAGTATCAAAATTACCCGCTTGATTTACTGCAGATACAACCGAATCTCCTGCTACTGTACTATCTAATAATAAGAATGCGTCTGCTCTTTGTTCTGCTAAATCTACCAATGCAGTTGAAATATATGTGTGTTGACTCTGAATAACACCAGGTGCTACAATCATATTGATATCCCACTCATCTGAGTTAGATAAAGCGTTGATTGCTTTCATATATGCTACTGAACCAGATGATGCTGCGTTAGTTAAATTAAATCCTTGTGAGTTACCTGCAATAATATCAGCTCCTTTATAAATTGGAGTTGCCGGACTCATACCATCAAAACCACTTTGAAATGCTACTATAAATTGTGCTCTTGTATCACCAACTTTTAATGAATTTTGTGATGTTGTATCTAAACCAAATACTGAATTTGCTCCTACACCTGCTCCTGTTGGAATTGGTTTTAAGTAAATACTATTATCTGAATTATTTTCTAAGTCAATACCAGGATACAATGTTGAACCTGATTGTGCAACTGAACCTGTTGAGAAAGTTACTGATGGTATTAATGAACCAACTGCAGCTGATGCTGAAATAGGTAAAGAATATGCGGCGTGTCCAAAAGGTACTGCTTGTACCGGTGCATTAGTATTTAAATTGATAATTCTAATATATTTTGAATTATTTTTCCAATCTCCTGTTTCTGTAATTTTACCCAAAGAATCAATTGATAGATATCTATCACCAATTACTCTACTAATAAAGTTTGGAGAATTGGGGTCTAAGTTTACATTTGAATAAGTTTCCAATGCTGATTTTTTCTTATCGGTATCATTAAAATCTCTAACAGTAACTGTAAACGTACCATAATCTGTACCATTTACACTTCCTGCTGTTTTAATATTTGAAATTGCAATTTTAATTTTTGTATTTGCAGCGTTACCAACACCCAATGTTTCAAATTGAAATAAATTAACTCTATTACCAGCAATCAATTGTGATTGAATATAAGGAGTATCAGCTTCATTTGCATCAAAATTAAATAATTGATTTCCTAATACAGTTACAGATGCGGATGTAGCAGAACTATTAACATTAAAACCAGAATTTTTAAAAAATCCGTAAGAATAAGCTCCTTTAGAACCCAATGCAGATGTTCCAAATACTGCTTCAATATTACTTCCAGTTGAAGCATATAATGATGAGGTATATCCTAATCCAGTTCCAGTAATTGAAAAATCACCAAAACCATCTTTATCAGAAATTACTGCGTTTGAAAAACCAGCGTTTGCATTTGTTGATGTATTAAATAAAATACCTAAACTTGCAGATACTGTATTTACTGAACCTGAAGTTACTGTTAACAACAAAGGTGCAGTTTCAATATATCCATTAACACCCGTTACTCTACAAATAGTTGCACTACCTGCTTCTCTTAAATATGATTGTACTGCTAAAGGAGTATAATATGTTCCATCAGCTTTTCCAAATAAAGTTTCAAATTCAGCTTGTGAATTTACTATTGTTGGAACTATTGGGCCTTCTAAAAATGGGCCTATGAATGCTGCTCCTATGTTTGCAACACCCTGTTGTAAAAATGATAGGTCGTTTTCTTTTGTAAATACGCCTGGTGATACTATTTTGTCTGCCATCTTGTATGCTTTAATTTAAATTTATTAATCTGAATATAAATATAAATTTTTATACCAAAACAACAAAAATATTATTTGTAGCTTGGTGAAAAATAATTATATACTTGTGTTACTGCCGTTGAACTTTGTGTTGTACTATAAAACAATGTCGGGCCTATATATCCGTTCCAAAATGTTGTTCTAGCACTATTAGTTCCAATTGTTAAATAGTTGGTAGATGATGGTGCGGTAAACGCAGCTGCGGTAAATGAACCAACAGAACTTCCATCTACATAAACTGTTACAGTCCCACTTGGTTGGAATGATACTGAAATCATATACCAAGTTCCTGCAGTCAATGATGTTGTCAATTGTGCAGAATTACCTAATGAACTACCATAAAACTTAAGTCTATCAAATGCAGAACTATTAGAAGATTCAACTGCTATACCATAAAATCCAGCATAGTCAAATAAATGTCTTGTAGTAGTTCCTAATGTTCCTTGTGGTTGAATCCACATATGTATTGTGCCTGTGTTAGTATTGAATTGTGCAATACCACCATTGATATTTGTTGTTGTATCTTTATAAAGGAAGTTATTAGTTCCGTTAAAAGATAAATATTTTAATTTTGGAGTTGCTCCTGCTACATATGATGGGTTGCCACCTGTGATACTTGCTGCGTTTGTTACACCTGCTGGTCTAACACCAGTACCATAACCACTCAAATCAATCCAGTCACCTGTTAATGCTCCTGCAGATGGTAATGTTTGTGATGTAAACGAATATGCTTTTGATGTGTCAACATACATTTTCAATCCAGATGATGGAATAAATGGTTGAGTTGTTGTACCTTTGTTATGTGATACTACACCATTTGCTAAGAACACATCGGCATTTTCCACATTTATAGTTGCAATTTCAACATCTACATTTATTACTTCTATATCTGTTATTGCCACTTCACTTACACCATTTGTTTCATCATATGTTACAAGTAAATCACCAGGAAGTATGTTTTCTACATTTTTGAAATGATACTTTTCAGTTTCACCATCAAAGACCCAAAGTGGGTGTGTACCTGTTGCTTTAATCAATCCGTTATTTAAATCATAATATCCACTTGCAAAATTGAATACCATATCTTTAACCGTTACCTCTTGATAGGAACCGGTATTTGATTCTAACATATAAAATCTCCAAGGAGTTAATTCACTATCTAATGATATATTTTCATCTGTTAATCCGTCTGGAACCCAAGCTTTAATTTTATCTCCAACTGTTAAATCTTCAATATTCATTACACTTCCATTTGCTAAAGTTACTTTAGTACCAAATAATAAACAGAAATCAGGTTGGTTAATTGTATTATAAACATCTACTGCGTATAAAGTTTTTGTAGATGCAACATTATA